AATAAATTCTACATTATTCAGAGCCCCCGTATTTACGGGTTTTTTGAGATTTCGGCCAAAATCTCGTGTCACTAACGTGTCGCTAACCATTTAAATTTATTTGTGTCAGTTTATGCCTATTTGTAACAACTTTATCCTACATACTTCTTCCCACCATAATATGCAGATACTACAGTCCGAGCAAAGCTCTCCATGTATTCTTGCCAACAATACCGTCAGCTGTAATCCCATGCGCTCTCTGGAATGCGATTACTGCCGCGCGTGTTCCAGCGCCAAAAATTCCATCTACTTTGCCACAATTGAATCCAAGACTGTTCAATCTCTCCTGAATCAATCTCGTGATATTTCCCCTTGCTCCTTTTCTACAGGTCGGGCAACCTGCGAGAGTGTTCTTTCCCGGAATGCCATCAACTTTCTGATTAGAAAACCCTTGAGTATTACACTCTGTCTGCAATCTGCGTACCCAGTCATTTCCAGTGTTTGTTGTTGGCGTTTGGGCTGGCGTGGAATTAACTGGTGTATTTGATGCAGCTACTCCAGCAATCTCCGCGAACGGGAAATTCGTGCCCGGACAATTGGTAGAGCATACATCTCTGTGAGCCTGGACCTTACTGAATCCATACTTGCCTTTCAGGTAGCCTAACAACTCTCGGCCGGCGTTGATCTGTGCCTGTGGCATGGTCTCCGTCATGTAAGACCCCTCAAAGCATATTCCGATACTGTCTGAATTGCTACCCTTTGCATGGGAACCGACTGCGTTTTCTGGTCGGAGTCTGTAGATAGAGCCATCTTTTCTTACCAGAAAATGATAACCAGCACCGGACCAGCCGTTCTGCAGATGCCAACGGTGGATATCCTCTGCAGTACACTTAGAAGCTTCCGCGTGATGCAGGATTGCTCTCTTGGTTGATTTACGTGTGGATAATGCTCCAAATTCAAGGTTTGTTTCGATAATGTTCATACTTTTCTCCTTCCTGTGCGATGTCGCACATTATATAATATGTAAGAGGACGATTACTCGCCCTCTACTTACACTGCTGTTTATACAACTGATTTACTCCGGTCGCTGCCAACCCACTCGCCATTCCGACCGCAATTGCATTAATCACATCTCCAGCCGGAAAATCCGGCATTGTGTATAGTCCGGCAATGCCCAGAGCTCCGCCACATACAGCCATGATGACCGGAATCCATTTGTCCGGAATTTTCTCATAAGCCTTACAGCCAAGTCCAATCACATAGCAGATTGCTACGATTCCAACTACTGTTCCTATTGTTGTAATATCCATATCATCTAATCCTCCTGATCATGCGCTTGCTTATTTATATGCTTCTCAATCTTGTCTATTGCCTCAGTTACTGGACCATTGCACCCCTGCTCCTTAAGTCCTTTCAAGCAAGCGAGAATTCCATAAGTCAGCAAGCATTGTTCTGACTTTACTCTTTCAATTTCTACGTCCTGCTGATTCTGCTTTAAATACCACTTGTACACCGCAAAAATAGCAGAAAAAATAACCACTACGGCTGTCAAAAGACTTCCGGCCATAATGATTGTGTTTACGTCTACATACACTCTATGTACCTCGATTCTTGAATTTTATGGTATCAAAATAAGACCTCTCGGCCTTGCACGTATCTCCATATGATCACCTCTACTCTTTCGGATATTCATCTTTGCACTGTTTTTAACTTGGATTATACCCACGAAATTTTCTGACTAATTAAAGTCCGCTTTAGTTATTACTTTTTCTATCAACTTCTTTTGTGCCAACGCAACTATGTATTTTATTGCGTTCGTTTAATAAATATAATATCACGTAAACAATATACATAATTAAGTCATTTATTTTAGCTCAGTAACAGCTCCCGAACCTTTGTTATATAAATATTTCTTTCTAATTTCATCATACAAGCAAAGTGTTCCATCTGCCTTCTTTACAGGAATCATATCTGCTACAAGCTCACTTCCTGAATAGATTTTCGCGTATATGATTGCGCCTACCATGCCAGCTCCGGCGGATGCGCCATTTTTGCTCATCGTTCCAATATAGTACGGACTTGTGAGTGTAAAACTATCAATTGGGTCAAGTTCCACCGCATTATTGTTGAACGAAGCAGTTGCACCCGTTTGCTTGATAGTCCATGTATCTTCCCAAAACGTACAAGGTTTCGCCGAACTGCTTACCGTGCCTCTGATCGCATAGAAATTATCAGTCTTAGTAAATCCATATTTATAATTATCATCCCTAGCTCCACATATATATGTGCTGTTAGATTTAACATATAACCTAATATCAGTATTAGTGTTTTGGTCAGGTAGTACTTCCGTGTCGAAATAACAGTTACCGTCAATATTAAGACCTCCAATATTCGTATGCGGTTCGGACGGCTGTACTTGTTTTGCTATAACCTCTACCGTACACTGTGCTTTATGATTACCATCATTTGTTGTAACCGTGACGATTGATGTTCCGACGGTTTTAGCTGTTACCGTTCCGTTCTGTACTATTACGTTAGAGTTATTAACGCTCCATTTCACAGACTGATTTGTTGCTGTTGATGGTTTTACTGTCGCGATAAGCGTCACGCTTGAATCAACTTCAAGTGTCATTTGTGATTTATTTAATTCGACGCCCGTTACCGGTACAATTTCAGGGACTTTTTTCTGAATTGTAACATCACAGGTAGCGGTATATCCTCCATCATCTGTCTGTACTGTAACTACTGCACGTCCAGTTGATTTTGCTGTCACTGTACCGTTTGATACTGTTATATTATCGTTACTTGCTAACCATTTCACAGACTGATTTGTTGCTGTTGATGGTTTTACTGTCGAAGTAAGTTTCTGACTGTCTCCTACCTGCATACTGAGTGTTGACTTATCCAATGTGACACCTGTCACTGGTACAGTTGCTGGAGCGACCGATTCTGTATAACCGATACCTAAGTCACGCAAACGTCGGTCTACAAGTGGAGCGTAGAACTTTCTGTACCATGTTTCCGTCGGATGCACTCCATCACCGACACCTGTATTTGCGTTGCGTGTATATTTGCTCTTATTCTTGGATGTCATTGCAATCTGAGCGCATTTTCTCATATCCAAATAAGGCATATTCCACTTTTTGCAAATTTCAATCATTTTTTCATGGACAGAATCAACATAATTGTTCTTTGAAAACGAATGAGGTATGATATATAATTTCACAGCAAGCGGAAACGTATCCATTACGTATTGAAGAGCACTTTCCATAGCTCCGCAAATAGTAGTCGTATCGTAATTAGAGTCATATGAATCCGATATATTTCCCATTGCAATATTATTATTTAAGTCATTCACCCCACCGTCAAATATAATTGCATCGGGCTGTCCAGTATATGAACGAATTTGAGATATAATCGGAGTGTGTGCAGGGTTATTTGAAATAGCGATATTCGCACCGGACTCAGCGTTATTAATCCATGTACCATCGGGATATTTTTCTTTCAGCGGTTGAACGATGCCTGTTCCCTCTTTCCATCCCCAGCCGGCTATAATGCTATCGCCGAAGGCTACTATTGTTTTTCCTTTGTACGGATTCACTGTATCACCTCCTGTATATGTTCCTGTGATTCCAAAAAGTTCTACACCCTCTTTGATGTTTTCCGCTAACAAATTTGCATCGCCTTTGATTGTCTGCGTTCCAGATAGGTATTTTCCAGACGAAATCGTTTGATCTGTTGTGCTTGGTGTAATCGTCTGTGCAGCCTGGCTCTGAATGGAACCTGTTACTCTTCCATTGTTTGTATAACCAACAATTCCCGATAGCATCTTACCTGCTGTAGCATCAGCATCTGAACCAGATATACGGATATAATACTTATTATCTTGGACACCTTTTAACGGATATGCGTCTGCCGCGTCTGCCGATATATAACCGAGCAGATTATCACCTTTTACTGTGTCCGGTGCATCCTTTACCGTCATAACCGTATACGGATTGATAGCAGAGTACCTACCCTTTCTCAGAATTTTCTTCGCTTTTCTGCCCACCGAATCTTCCGGTAGATAATATGTGTCACCACTTGTTGTCCCTTTATTCAATTCAAAATATCCGTCATCCGTTATAGTCCAACCAACATATGTTGTACTATCATATCCGTTAGGGAATGTTGATCCACTTAAACTTTTTGTTGTATAATCCCACTCTTCTTTAGTATCATATATTGCCCATACATAAGCACCAGTTCCGATTCCTTCTGCCGTTCCACCTTCGCATTTGTGCGTTCCAGTGATTCGCTCCCCGGAAGCGTTGTGTCCAATAACTCCGGATAATAGCTTGTCTGGCGTTACTGTGTCTCCTGAGATATCTATGACCGTCCTTGAGCCATACATTACCTTATTGATTCCCATATCGCGCCTCCTAACCAATATTCACGGTCGTTCCACCGGATTCTCCGTCAGATTCTTCATACGGGATGGCACTGACTGTTACGCTTGACAATCCATCGTATCCTGTATCTGGAGTAACTACTTGTGTAGTCTGTGTTGGAGTTGCAGTCTTTTTTTGCATTTTTGCTGTCCCAGTATTGTTTGAAGCCGGTGTCTGACTTCCGAAATACCAGACTACGTAGTTAATCTGAATATCTTGCTTTAGTACGCCACTGCCCATGACTGCGAACCAATAGTCATCCTTAAACGTAGCTCCTTCCACATGCACGGTCTGATTGTCTCCATTTCCATTTGCGAACATCGCCATTGTATTTCCTCTTGATGCATCAGTTACACCGAATAACTTGTTAATCTCACTTACGGAGAGCACTCTTACTGATGTTTCGGTTGCGGCCGGGATGGCTAATACCTTGTATCCGACCTTATATGGCATCAGTGATTTGAGTATATTGCTATTTAATTCAGCAACATTAGGCAGAACTGACAGCATTTTTTTAACTTCTGTCACATTAATTCCGTCATAATGCAACTCAAATACCGGGCAGTCATCTACAAGGTCACCCTTCTGCAGGTTCCCGACAGTATATGCCGGAGCTACTGGGTTAGATGCTACGGATGTTCCCATGATTACAACCCATTCATTTTTTTCTATGTTCGTTTCGGCATTCCTTGTATATCGGTTAACCACAAGGTCGATACGTTTCATGCCCTGACTTCCATTCGTCAACTCCACTTCATCATATGTTCCGATATTCACGCTGGATACGTTTCCGTGATGACTCATCATTCCGCTTCGAATCTTAAGCAGATTGTTGGCAGCCAGCTCCGGTTCCAGGTTCTCTCCAGAAGTCACAATATAGCTTTCCTGCCCAATTGTTCCCTCCAGAATCTGCCGGAACTGTTGACTCGTCACATGAGGCTTTTCGCCTAATCCACTAACTATTTCCATCGTCATTTTCTCCTTCCAATTCATATTCTTTTGACATCTCACCTGCAGTTATGCTACATATAATATTGTCAACAGGCTTGGCTCCGTACATACCGGTCAGATAATCACGTCCGCCAACAATATCTCCGATGCCTACATCAATACCAAGCTTCTCCACATCCATGCCGAATTTTTTCTTACTCATCAGCTCTGTTAGTTTATCAATTGACTGGTCTTCCAGTTGATCTGTCTCTGTCGATGTATTCTCATAGACCTGAGTGATTTCATCAAGTCCTTTGTAATACTGCGTCTTCTTAATACTCCCGTCCGGCCAGGCATACAGGTGAAATACATTTCTATCCTGCAGTTCACCCTTGCCGGTGACGATCAAGTGGTTGATTCCGTCCCGGATATCTTCCATTGTATAATTAAGACCGCAATCCTTGGACAACTCTATCTGATCAGAATAATCTATAATTGGAACCGCTCTGATCAGAATATATCCGGGAACACCCTGTTCTCTCTTATGCTGGATAGCCAGTCGGTATCCAACAGATTTCAGCATCTTTGTAATACCTTCCAGTAACGTACAGTATCGGTCAAACTGATAATTGCTTACGGAGATTCCGGTACTCTCACTAGATACCACATACAGTCCTCCAAATTCAGGCTCTATCAGCGATTTAAGCACTGTGTTAAGCTCTCCCGACACAATCTTATAATCACTCCCTGACGGTGGCTCAATGGCTTTGTACGCTAATCGTCCTCGCCATGTATAGCCTTTCAGTTCTACATAATCTAATGTAGTACTGGTAAGAATCTCTCCAATGATTCCTCCAAATTCTGTATCTGGAATATACACCAGATTCCCGTAGGTCATTTCTTCTGTCCAATAGCACCGGGCAATCTTTACGGAGAACTTCATTTCCCCGTTCACGTCGAAGGTACAGTTAGCTTTTCTCAATGGATTGCTTCCAATCTCTCGTTGTTTTGTAGCAAGTATTACCATGCTGCCTCCTTCCTTTTCAGGAATATGTGTAGATCTATTCCGAAGTCTCCGCTCCAATTCACAGACACGAGTCCCGATGGTATCTTTTCGAATATGGAATAATCATATCCGCGAACATCAAAAAGATTGGCTGTCGTACCATTAGACAGGTATTTCACAACTGTTTCCTCCAAGGTATTCAATGCCAGATACTCATTGCTTTCCAGTGTCGTAAGGACTTCATACGGATATCCATTAATCAGCACCTTTGGATTCACGCATGGACCATA